GAAGCGGCCCGCGCGGTGCGGGTCTTCAATCGGTTGAGGATCCCCGACGTGCCGGGCATGCCGACGATGGAAGACGCGGCCGGCGATTGGTTCCGCGACATCGTGCGGGCGCTGTTCGGGGCCTTCGATGCCGCTTCATTCGAGCGGTTCATTCAAGAGGTTTTCCTCTTGGTCCCGAAAAAGAACGCGAAGACGACCGGCGCCGCGGCGGTCATGATGACGGCCGCAATCGTGAACAAGCGGCCGGCGGCATCGGCAAGCCTGATCGCGCCGACGAAAGAGATTGCCGACCTGGCGTTTGGTCAAATGTCGGGGATGATTAAAGCCGACCCGGCGCTTGCGGATTTGTTCCATATCCAGCGGCATATCCGGCAGATTACTCACCGGCTGACCGACGCGACAACGAAGGTAAAGGCGGCTGATACCGACACGGTCACCGGTTCGAAAGACACGTTTACGCTTATCGACGAAGTGCACCAATTCGCGGCGAAGTCTCGAGCCCGCGAGGTCTTCGTCGAATTGCGCGGCGCGTTGTCGGCCCGGCCCGACGGTTTCTTGATGCAGATCACGACGCAATCGAAGAAACCACCGAGCGGCGTCTTCGCCGACGAATTGCAACAGGCCCGCGACGTTCGCGACGGCAAGGTTCAAGCCCCGTTGCTGCCGGTGCTGTACGAGTTGCCGAAGCGGTTGCAGAAGGCGAAGGCCTGGACCGACAAGAAGTATTTCCCCGCGGTCAACCCGAACCTTGGCCGGTCGGTGCGGCCCGATTGGCTCGAGCGCGAACTCGCGAAGGCGAAGGCGGCCGGCGACGAACAATTGACCTTGTTTGCTTCCCAGCATTTGAACGTCGAAATCGGCGTCGGGCTGTCAACGGACGGATGGCCTGGCGCCAAGGTTTGGCAGCGCGGCGACACCGAGGGCCTTACGCTCGAGGCCATCCTCGATCGGTCGGAAGTCGTGACGGTCGGTATCGACGGCGGCGGCCTCGACGACTTGCTCGGCTTCGCGGTCATCGGCCGCGAGCGCGAAACGAAGAATTGGCTCGCTTACGGGCATGCGCTCATTGCGCCGGAAGGCCTCGAGCAACGGAAAGAGAACCTTCCGAAGTATCAGGATTTCGAGAAAGACGGCGATTTGACGATGGTCGAAGCGCTGCCGGATGACCTCGAATGGATCAAAGACAGTTGCGAGCTGATCCTCGATAGCGGGCTTCTCCACAAGGTCGGCGTCGATCCGGCCGGCATCGGCGGCATAGTCGACGTTCTCGCCGAAATTGGGATCACCGAAGAAGCCGATCTTTTGATCGGTGTTGGGCAAGGCATCCGGCTCATGAATGCGTCGAAGACGGTCGAGCGCAAACTCGCTGACCGGTCGTTTAAGCATGGAGGTTCTAGGCTGATGGCATGGTGCGCCGGCAACGCGCGAACCCGCGCGACAAGTACCGCCCGCATGATCGAGCGCGCGGCCTCTGGTTACGGGAAGATTGATCCGCTTATGGCGCTGTTCAACGCCGCGCATTTGATGGGCATGAACCCGGCCGCGCCGACGCCGCGGGGAACGCTCGACGACTTCGCCGCACGGATGGGCGCCCGATGAACCTGTTTCGCAAGGCGGCTGCATACCTTGTTCGCAAGCTATCGCTGACCGATCCGGCCGGATGGGACCACGCCGGCACCTCGAGCCATGCCGGCGAGACGGTGAACGAAGGCAATGTTCTCGGCGTCTCGGCAGCGTGGGCATGCGTCAATTTGCTGGCGGGAACCCTCGCTTCGCTGCCGCTCGGCGTCTACAAAGACGACGGCCAGGGCGGGAAGGTTCTGCACAAGTCGCACCGGCTGCACCGGCTGTTGCACTCGAGCCCCAACGCCGATCAAACGGCGCTCGAGTTCTGGGAATTCGTCGCCGCGGCGATAGAGCTGCGCGGCAACGCCTATGCCCGGAAGGTCTTTATTGGCGGCCAGGTGGTGGCGCTGGAACCGATCCTGGCGCCGGTGACGGTCGACCGCGGGCCGGGCGGAAAAATCCGTTATCGCTGGACCGAAGAAGGCCGGTCGCTCGAGTACCTTCAAGACGAAATCCTGCATATCCGGGGCTTCGGCGGCAACGTGCTCGGCGGGCTCTCAACACTCGCGATGGCGCGGCATATTTTCGGGATTGCGATCGCGGCCGATCGGGCCGCCGGCGGCATGTTCAAGAATGGCATGCGGTCGGCAATCGCGCTCACCTATGAGCCGTATTTGACGCCGGAACAGCGCAGCCAGATCGAGAACGGCATCACGAAGGAATACGCCGGCGCGATGAATGCCGGAAAGCCCTTTATCAACGAGGGCGGCGCGAAGATTGAGCAACTGACATTCACCCCCGAAGACGCGCAAATGCTCGAATCGCGCGGCTTCTCGGTCGAGGAGGTTTGCCGTTGGTTTGGCGTTCCGCCCCATATGGTTGGCCATATGAGCAAGGCGACCAGTTGGGGCAGCGGCCTTGAAGAACAGGTTTTGGGGTTCCTGAAATTCTCGCTTCGCCGGCGCGTAAAGCGGATCGAGCAACGGCTCGAGAAGGAACTTCTCACGGCGGCCGACATCGCCGCCGGCATTTCGATTTCCTTCAACCTCGAAGGATTGCTTCGCGGCGACAGCAAGACCCGCTCGGAATTCTATACCCGGATGCTGCAAGCCGGGGTTTTTACCATCAACGAAGTGCGGCGCCTGGAAAGCTTGCCCCCGGTCGACGGCGGCGACGTGCCGCGCATGCAGTCGCAGAACGTACCAATCGACCAGGCCAACGGCATTGGCCACAACGGCGGCCCCGCCCTTACGGAGTAGGAGAAAATGGAAATCCAAACTCACACCTTCGATTACACTTTCGAAACGAAGGCGACCGACGACAAGACCGGCGAATTCGAGGGCTATGCCTCGACCTTCGGCAACGTCGACCAGGGCGGCGATGTCGTCGACCCGGGCGCCTTTATCGAGGGGCTGGTTAAGGCGAAGTCGGACGGCCGCAATATTCCGATGCTCTGGCAGCATGACCGGAATGAGCCGATCGGCGTTTGGTCCGAAATCTCGGAAGATACGAAAGGCCTCAAGGTCAAAGGCCGTCTTCTGATCGACGATGACCCGCTCGCACGCCGGGCCTATGGTCACCTGAAAGCGAAATCCATCGGCGGCATGTCGATCGGCTACAGGATCCCGGCCGGCGGCATGGAAGAAGACAAGAACCGCCGCGGCGTCTATCGCCTCAAGAAGATTGATCTTCGCGAAATCTCGCTTGTCACCATGCCGATGAACACGGCCGCGAAGGTGACGGCGGTCAAATCCATTCTCGAGGCCGGCGGGCTTCCGTCGCTTCCCGAATTCGAAAAGTTCTTGCGTGAGGCAGGCGGCTTTTCGAAATCCCAGGCCACCGCAATTGCGGGCAAAGGCCTATCCCACCTGTTGAGCCAGCGCGAGGCCGGCGGCGGTGGTGACGATAGCGAGGCCGCGGCGTTTTTCCGCGCACTCGCCAGTTAATCCCAAACCATCACACTCGGCCAGGAGGGCCAAAAATGTCTGGAAAAGAGAAAACCGCGGAAGAACTCGCCGCGGAAGTGAAGAAGGATTTCGAGAAGGCCATCGACGCGACGAAGGAAATCGCCGAGGAAGCGCTCGAAACCGCCAAGAAGACCGGCGAGAACACTGACGCGCTGAAAGAGAAGGCCGACGAGGCGCTCGTCAAGATGAACGGCCTTGCCGAACAGGTCGCGACGCTCGAGCAGGAAATCGCCAAGGGCGGCAAGCCGGCCGATGCCGACCGGATCAAATCGCCGGGCGAGCTGTTCGTCGAAGATGAGAAAGTGAAGGAATTTCTCGCCTCGACGGACAAACGCGGGAAGGCCTCGCTCGAGGTCAAAGCGACGATCACCTCGGCGACGACCGACACCGCCGGCGCGATGGGCGTTCTTGTCCAAACGCAGCGGGTGCCGGGTATGGTCATGCTGCCCGAACGCCGGATGACGGTTCGTGACCTCATTTCCCCCGGCCAGACCGACAGCAACGCGATTGAGTATGTCCGCGAAACCGGTTTCACCAATAACGCGGCGATGGTCGCCGAAGGGGCCGCGAAACCCCAATCGGATATCAAGGCCGATTTGGTGACGCGGTCCGTTCGTACCGTCGCGCATACGATGAAGGCCTCGCGGCAAATTCTCGAAGACGCCGCAATGCTGCGCTCGCTCATCAATCACAAGCTTCTGTACGGTCTGGACTACGTCGAAGAACAGCAGCTTTTGAGCGGTGACGGCACCGGGCAGAACTTGCACGGCATCATTCCGCAGGCAACGGCGTTCGCGGCGCCGATCACTTTGTCGAGCCCGACCAGCATCGACAATATGCGCCTGGCGATGCTGCAAGCGCTTCTCGCCGAATATCCGGCAACCGGCCATGTCATGAACCCGATTGACTGGGCATGGATTGAAACGCTCAAGGATACGACCGGGCGTTACATCATCGGCAACCCGCAGGGGGCCGCCACGCCGCGGCTTTGGAACTTGCCGGTCGTGCAAACGCAGGCGATCGCGGTCGACAAGTTCTTGACCGGTTCGTTCCAGCAGGGCGCCCAGCTTTTCGACCGGTGGAAGTCCCGCGTCGAAATCGCGACCGAGAACGAAGACGATTTCATCAAGAACCTGATTACGGCGCTCTGCGAGGAACGCCTCGTTCTGGCTGTTTACCGGCCGGAAGGGTTCATTTATGGCGACTTCGGCCGCGTGGCGTAACCACCGGCGATAGGTTGAACTAGGAACAGAAAGGGGCGGCTTCGGCCGCCCCTTCTGTTTCGTTTCAGGAGACAGGCACGATGCCCGAAAAGAAATATTTCGTTACGCGCCAGATGATCGGCGATCGCCCCTATTTCGCGGGGGATATCCGCACGATGGACGAACACGACGCGAAGCACCTTGTCGACCGTGGCGCGCTCGAGGAATTCGACCCGAAGAAGCACGGGAAGAAGGCCAAGAAGGCCGAAGACCCGCCGGCCAAGACGGGCGACGACAAGACCGAAGACCCGAACGCCAATGACGGTGGCAAAGGCGACGGCGACAAGGCCGACGGCGGCGAAGGCGACTCCGACAAGGCGGAAGGCAACGCCGAGGAAAACAAGGCCGACGGCGGCGAGCCCGCTGCCAAGAAAGGGGCGGCCAAGAAGGCCGCGGCCGCGAAGGAATAACCCCGAATGCTTCGTCTTGTTACCGCCCCGGCCGCCGAGCCGGTTTCGCTCGATGATGCCAA